GTTGAAGTTCCTGTAGTCATACGAGAGATGTTAAGTGTCATACCTGCTGCTGGTAGCACATGCTTGTTTGTTGCGAAGTCTGCTGTTGGGCGACCTGCACGAGCAAATGGTGCTGCTAAATCAACAAGGTATTGCGGGATAACGAGGCCTGAGAATTGTCCAGTACCAACATCACGACGCTCAACTTCGTTTTCACGAGTGTGACGAGCAAGACGATCTTGTGCACTATAGTCATTACGATACTGTGCATTGAATGCATCAGCAATGAATGAATTACCAGACTCTGCTGTGTAGGTGCGTGGCTCGCTTGTAATCTTAGTTGTAGCGGTTGCCTTTGGCATTACTACATCTGCGACTGCTGAACGAATCTCTGCAAGTTTAGCATTAGAATCTGCTTGTGCTTTTTGAGTTTCAATTTTTGAATCTAATGAGCGTGATTCCTCAACAAGGGCATCAACCTTTGCTGACTCATCATTTGTAAGGTCTGTGCGATTCTCTGCAGCGACTGCATCAAGAATTGCATCCATTTCTACCTTAACTGCCTCACGACGATCCAATAGTTTGTCTAAATAAGACATTTCTATGTTTCTCCTTTTGTGAGTTTATTTAAGTTTGAGGTGGTGGCGATGGATTTCACGACGCTTACAGGGTGTGAGTCTCGCTCCGACTTCGCCTATTATTTCTAATAGGAATATTATTTAGTTCTATTTACCTTTGCTTTCGCTAATCTTAGAGACATTCTAAGTGGTAGCGTCTGTGCATTAGGCTTTAGGTCTTGCTTTGCAAAAGGCATATCAGGTGTAATTGTTTTATCTCCAACAATACTTGATCCTTTTCCTGGATAATCTTCTGTCTTTACAAGATTTTGATTATCTTCTTTTGGTTCTGGCAGTGGATCAATATATGTCAATGTAGACATTTTGTGTCCAACAAGAGTATCTGTTGGTCGCCATCCGCCGTTATATTCTTCATATACACGAATTAGGACTGCTGGATCTCCTTCTTCTGCATTAATTGTAAAATCAGAACCAGGAACATTTATAGATCCTTCTCTCTTTATTTCTACAATTCTTCCTCTTGCTCTACCGCCAGCAGAATTCCATGAAACAAAATCTCCAACTTCTTCACGCTTACTTAGATTTTCTGTAGGAGTGCCATCTGTATAGAAGTCATCGCCTTCTCCATCTAAATCTTCAGGATACATCATTTGACTCATTACAGTAAGTGCTCTCATAATATATTCATTTCCTTCTGTTAAGTCTCCAAACACTGATTCTAATAGTTGTACGGAGTCAGCAGATATCTGTCTGCCTTCTTTAATTTCAGCCATAGCCTTTTTTATTTGTTCTCTTGCTTCTACAGATGTAGCGGTATATGCTGGATATGTAACAATTGATACATCTCCGTCTGCCAAAGATACCTCATTTAAAGTTCTTTCAGTACGATCCATATTCCATTTTTGGCGTATGACACGGAATGCAAAAGACATTTGATCTACATCGCCACGGTCAACTAATGTATATAAATCTCTTGCTTCCTGTGTGTTTGCTAATTCTGCTTCAAAATAAAGACCTTTTTCGTCTTCATATAATTTCATGGTACCGTTTTTTGTTCTTGCCATAGGTAAACCTTCATGATTAACCAATAAACGAACATCTGGTGTTTCACTTAGGGTCTTTCTAAATGCACCTGGCATAATCTTCTCAATAAAAGGTAGTGGCAAAGATGGCTCATTGAATACCGCAGCATAGCCTGCCATACGCAGTTTACCGTCTTCTGACTGCCTTGCTTCTATGTTCTTTACCGTAAAGGTACGGCGTTCCGTTTTTCTCATCTTACTCCTGCCTTTTTCTTGATTATTTAATTTATCTATTTGGCGTTGAGACCAGTTTTGAGCAGCATCGTCAAAGTTTGCATTTCCGCCCCATAGTAACCAAGCAACTAATCCTGCACCAGGATAACCTGGATCTGAGGAATCTTTATTCTTTGGTGCTTGCCCATCTGCTTTATGTCTGGCGAACCAAGGTGCCATCTTTCTGACTTTGTTTTCAGAAATATTACCTGCTGCCATTTCTCTTGCTTCTCTTTTAGTAGCATCAGTTAAACCGTCACCACCAAAACCTTCTGCCAAATAGTCTAATCCTCTTTGAGCATTTTTCTTGATAAACTCAGGAACATTTTCTATAGGCATTATTTCTTTACCTCATCGCTATAAACAGCGTTAGGATTTGTTGGATCAATCAATGCAACTTGCTGTAATTGAGCAGAAGCAAGACCAGTGTGACTAATATCTTCCATACCCAAAGCCTTAGCAATATCATTTGGATTATATCCAGATTGTACAAGAATAGATGCAATCTCAGCCTTTAGTTTGTCTCCAACAAGTGGTGCTTGTTCTGCATCAATATTTTGTAGAGGAAGTCTGTATTGATCTCCAGATTCTCCTATTTGTGACAAATCTTCATATGATCTTACATCATTTAGGCTTAGGAAACCTTCTCTTAGTCCTTTTGTATATGCATCAAATCTCTCTATTGTTGTACCTCGCAAAAGTGCATCAAGGTTAAATCTAATAAATCCATCTGGCTCTGGTAGCAAGGTAGATAGATTTTGCTCTAATCTCTCAAGAAGTGGGCGTAGAGAATGCTGTACAAATGATAGGTTCTGCGCTTCTACAGAGGCATATGACATGGCTCCCTGTGCAGGATGACCTAATAAACTTAGTGGAACACGGAAGATTCTTGCAATATCTTCCACATTGAATTTTCTACTTTCAATTAATTGTGCGTCACTGGCATTTATTGATAGTGGCTTAAATGCAGCACCACCAGATAGAATACCAACTTTGCCAGACATATATGGACCAGAGTGATTTACATTCCAGTTTCTTGCAATGTCTGCAGCCTGATCCTCATTTAATTCTCCTGCTACTTCAATAACACCTGCAGGATTTGCAGAATTACCAAAATATGAGGAAGCATATGTATCTGCTGCCATAGCAATACCTATAGACATACGGCAGGCACCAATAGGGCTTAGGCCATAATGACTACCTGGAATTCTCATCATAGGAATATGTAGTATTTCTCTATTTGTCAAACGCTTTGAATAATTGCCAAGTTCATCTTTAAATTCATATACTAATGGCTCACCAGGAGCAGGTCTAATAATTCTTACATCATTAGGATTTAGGCAATATAATTCTTGTACAACCTCATCTTCATCTCTTACTGTCAAAATGTAGGCATTTCCCTGTAAATGTAGAGAAGATAATACTTGTTCTATAAACTCTAATCTTGTTGATTCTGGATTAGGAGTATTTATCCAATTAGGTTGTTCTCCATATACCGCCGCATATGAAATACGATTACGGCCTCTACGGACATACGCTCCCATGGGCAAAGATGAAATAGTGTCTCCCAATAGCCTTACGCAAGCATATACAGAAGATACTCTTAGGGCAGAATCTGCATCTACATAGACACCAGCGTTTGATATACCGTATAGTGGTCTTGGAGGAATTAGAGGCTGAATATATTGGCTATTGCCTACTCTGGTCTCTTCTGCTGCCCTTAATCTTTTAGATAGACTCATATTTTAACCTTTTCCCTTACCATGTTGATATTGCCACTCGCTTCCAAGTATTGGTTGCTACACAGACATAAATATAGTCTGCGTCATATGCTATTTGTCCAGCAGTACCTGTAGATGATGCAGTAGCAGGTGCAGCAACCCATGATAGATATGATGTGCTGTCAGAACTTCCGTCAGCCTTTAAAAACTCACTTGATGTTCCACCTGTTTTAATTAATTCTACTGCTGTAATTTTTCCTGCAGAATCAACCTTAGCCAACATTGTGTTGGAAGAATCCTGCCATTCTTGTAGGCTTGCAGATTGTGATGTAGCACCCTTAGCAATTAGACCAATAGTTGCTGCTGCTTGTGATGTAACAGTTGTATTGGCATTAAGTGCAACGGTATTAGCAGAGAAATCTCCACCAATTAACGGTGTTGATGAATTGCTATTCTCAATATAGAGTTTATTGTTTCCAGTTTCGTTTTTACCAGAATGATATCCTAAGAACACATTGTCAGTGCCTGTAGAGTTTTGTCCTGATTCAAGACCAATGTAAACATTTCTATCAGATGTATAAGCGTTTTGTCCTGCTCGTCTTCCAATCATGACATTGCCAACACCAGTTGTATTGACTGTGGCTACAGGAACGCTAAATCCTGATCCCGTAGCAAGTCCAGCAGCAAGACCTGAAGAATTAAATATTAATACTGTTGAAGTTGTTACGCCACCTTTAAATCCAGTAAGTGTTACAGAAGTAACTACACCACCTGCTACATCAATTGTTGCAGGTATTGGAGCATTGCCAACAGGAGTTGTACCGTCTGATATTAAATTAACTCCACTATAAGTTCCATCTGTATAACCAGATCCAGGAACAATTGCTCCAAGTGTTGCAATATTGTCTGATGTATTAAATCCAGCCTGTTGTCCAATTATTGTGTTTGTGTTTCCAGTAACATTGTTAGCCATTGTTCCTGCACCAACAAAGGTATTTTGTCCACCAGTAGTTAAGAGACCTGAAACATTTCCTATAGCAGTATTGGCAATAGCAGTTGTTTGATATCTTAAAGCACCTTCACCCTGTGCCTGGTTATTGAATCCAGTAGTATTAGATTCTAATGCAGTTGCTCCAATAGCAACATTTCCTGTACCTGTGGTGTTTGCTTTTAATGAACTAGCACCAATGGCAATTAGATTATTTCCACCTGTAGCATTTCTCATTGCATCTCTACCAATAGCAACAATGTTTTCAGTATCAGAGGTAGTAGCAAGAGCATTATCACCTATTGCAACATTGCCAGAACCTGTTGCATTGTCTTCTAAGGCAGCCTGTCCAACTGCAACATTTCTTTGTCCAGTTGTATTTGAATATAATGCAAAAGCACCAAGAGTAGCATTGTAATTACCTGTGGTATTTGCTTGACCAGAAAGTGTGCCTACTACAGTATTGTATTCACCACCATCACTGACAAGAAGTGCATCACGACCAATAGCCAGATTTCCAGTATTTGTTGTGTTAGCGTTCAAAGCCCTGCTACCAATAGCAGTATTAATACTACCAGTTGTGTTTGCAGTAAGAGCAAGATCGCCAATAGCAACATTATTAGATCCACTCGTATTGTCTTGAAGTGTCTCATGTCCTATTGCTGTATTGCTGCTTGCTGTGTTATCACTTAATGCAGAATTACCAATAGCAACATTGTTTGAACCTGTTGTGTTTACGGTAAGAGCAGCAGTTCCAAGTGCAAAGTTATTATTACCAGTTGTATTATCAGCCAATGCTCTAAAACCTAAAGCAGTATTATTAGCACCAGTAGTATTGGCTTTTAGTGCATCAAATCCAATAGCCATCATATTGTTTGAAGTATTATTTTCAAGAGCGTTATTTCCAATAGCAACAGAATCGTCTACTGCCGTTCCTAAAGCCAATGCCCTATAACCTATGGCAACATTTTCTCCACCAGTAGCGTTATCTAACATTGCTTCATGACCAATTGCTATGTTTCTGCTTCCTGTATTATTATCTTTAAGTGCCTGAAGACCAATTGCGGTATTTGAGTCACCTGTTGTATTTGTTTTCATTGACTCATAGCCAATAGCAATATTATTAGTACCTGTTGTATTATTTTCTAATGCATAATTACCAAGTGCAAGAATAAAACCTGTTGTATTACTATTTCCTGATCTATATCCAATAGCAATAACATCATCTGCTTCATTTGCATTAAGTGCTGAAGTACCTATAGCAATTGCTCTATCTATTGCTGTTCCGCCTGATGGAAAGCCAGACATTGCTGAAACACCAATAACTGTATTAAAACTACCAGTTTCATTATTAGATGCAGCAAAAGTACCAATTGAAAGGTTTTCGGTACCAGTAGTATTATCTCTACCTGCTTCTTGTCCTATTGCAGTGTTATTGTCTCCAGTTGTTGTAAATTTTAATGCTCTTCCGCCAATTGCAGTGTTTTGTAAACTTGTTGTATCGTTAGCAAGAGTCTCTGCATTGCCAATAGCAATATTATTTCCACCAGTACCAACGCCTTTATCAATAACTATTTGGCTATCAATAGTAATTCCACTTGCAAATACTGGATCTCCAGTACTCATTACAAATGTATTGCCTGTACCTGTTTGTGAATCTATAGATGATGTTCCTGCTACGGATCTTATTGGTCCCGCAGTTAAATCACCAGCACCAGTTGCACCTGTCGCTCCTGTGGCACCTGTGGCACCTGTGGCTCCAGTAACTCCTGTAGGACCTGTCGCTCCTGTTGGTCCTGTAGGACCTGTATCACCTGTAACGCCAGTTGGACCTGTTGGTCCTGCATCACCTGTCACACCTGTAGGTCCTGTTGGTCCAGTATCTCCTGTAACGCCAGTAGGTCCTGTAGGTCCAGTAGGTCCAGTATCTCCAGTGACACCTGTTGGTCCTGTAGGACCTGTGTCTCCAGTTACGCCTGTTGCTCCTGTATCTCCAGTTACACCAGTAGGGCCTGTAGCACCAACTGGTCCAGTAACTCCTGTTGGGCCAACATCGCCTGTGACTCCTTGAGGGCCAGTAACGCCTGTGGCACCAACAGGGCCTGTAACGCCTGTAGGACCAGTATCGCCAGTAACTCCAACAGGGCCAGTGGCACCAGTAGGACCTGCAATACCAACAGCACCTGCAAGATTAACACTCCAAGATGCGTATGTTCCAGTACCTGTAAATGATGTTACTGTAAAAATTAATGTGCCTGATGAATAGGATGTTACATCACCAATCATCAAGTTATTTATATCAAATGCAACTACTACTGTCTGACCAATGGAATAATCAACATTTGGATCAGCAAGTGTAAATGTTTTGCTTCCGCTTCCAATTGCGACAGAACTTGTAGATGTTGTTGCGTATCTATCTCCGTCTGCTCCTGAAACACCAGTAGGGCCAGTAGAACCTGTGGCTCCAACAGGACCAGTTGCTCCAGTAGGGCCTGTGTCTCCAGTAACGCCTTGCGGTCCAGTGACTCCAGTTGCTCCAACAGGACCAGTTGCTCCAGTAGGGCCTGTGTCTCCAGTAACGCCTTGCGGTCCAGTGACTCCAGTTGCTCCAACAGGACCTGTGACACCAGTTGGTCCAGTTGAACCAGTTGGACCAGTTGGACCAGTAACTCCAGTAACGCCTACAGGTCCAGTAGATCCTGTCGCTCCTGTTGGGCCAGTAGAACCTGTGGGTCCAGGAATTCCTTGGGCACCAGCCTGAGAAACTGTTACGGTATTAGTAGTTGTGTTTACTGTAACTGTATTAGCCATTATTGAGTCACCTGTGCAGATACTGTGATCTGTCCTTGTATAAGTCTTGAAACAACTCCACCAACAGTAAGTTCTAAGTCATAAACATAGAATCTTGCACCAAGATTACCTGTTTGTGCGGTAGTCATAGTAATTTCTAATGTTCCAGTTAATGGAGTAATTACAATACCACCAGATGGTGAGGTTAAAGTTAAGGCAGCAGGATTTGGAGAAGTAGACTGCTCACGCAATTGCATTTCAGCAGTATAGCCAGTTAGGTCAATAGGATTACCATTGCTATCTTCATATACAATTGTAGTATTGTACTGAGCACCTTGGTCTATTGTGAAGTTATATATTCCTGCCGTCATGTTACTCCTTTTCAACTAACCAGACTAAGAAAACTCCAAGTCCAATAAATGCTGCTGCTTTATCAACTAAATAAATTCCATATGTAGCAAGACTTACACCTGCAATCTCTGTTAAGATTGACCAATCTATTTTGAACTTCTTCATCATTCTCCTTATATAAAGTGTATTCTTGGTACAACTGGCTTTGGTTTAGGTGCAGTTGCCCTATCATAGCCAAATATCGCTGCTACTGCAGCGTCAATCTTTCTTTTATTAGTAGCCTTTGCTACCATAAGACCTCTTGAGGAAGTCTTTGTTACTGTGTTTGAAATATGTCTGGCAAGTCTTGGATCACCATCATGGGTAAATGATTGATTCATAATTGCCTCGTAAAATTTTTGTGTGGCTGGAACCATACGCTCTGCAGAGTTTGGATACGCAATGACTGGCATACCTTGTTCTTCAAGTATCATAAATGTTCTTGCCCATCGTGCTGGATCAAAGACAACTTCAATTGTTTTTGTATCAGTACTTCTGTATTCATCAATTAATGTCTTCTCTACCTCTGCAATTGGAACAGTCCACATAGGATCTGGATCTACTTCTGGTATCTCCCATAATCCTACTATTTTTAGATGAGGCTTTTCTCCACCTAAATACCATCCAATTATAGCAGTTGCATCGTTAGAGAATGAACCGTCAAACGCCAAGAATACCTCTTCACCTTGAATCGCCCCACGATTCTTAAGTGTTAGTGCATCCCAAGCGTCCGACGGAATCCATGCTTGGCCTGTGCTTACCCACATATTAAGTCTTTTAGTCTTAAATTCGTTTTCTGGTGTAAGCAACAAAGCAGATTCCATATCTTCTACAGATAAAATATCTCCAAGTGATGGATTTGCTAAGTGCCAATTCTCTGGATCCTTATAATTTAATTTATCATTACCTTGCCACCAGGCAAAAAAGAAGGAAGGATCTTCAACTTCTCCCTTAGTAATTTGTATTCCACGATTATACATATCGTAGCAAACTGAGTCTTTTCCATTTGAATCAAATTTAGAACCAGCCGTAGTAATTGCTACAAGCATAGGTTCTTCACGAGCACCCATAGATAGAGATAAAACATCATATAGTTCTCTATTTGGCTGTGCATGTAATTCGTCTATGACAATAAAAGTAGAGTTTAAGCCTTCTTTGGTGTATGCTTCCGATGATAAGGCTCTATATACTGATCCTGTAAGTGGATTATAAATTGTATTTTGATAGACTTCTAAAATATCTTTTAACTCTGGTTCAAGTTCTATCATCTTCTTAACTGTCTTAAAGATGATTCTGGCTTGTTCTTTATCTGCCGCCGCAGAATAAATCTGACCACCGTTTACACCTAAAACTAATTGCTCTAAAACAAGGGAAGCAATAAGGGCTGACTTTCCATTCTTACGAGCAATGCCAATTAAGGCACGACGATGTTTGAGTAACCCATCTTCTCTCTCAGCATACAAATGTAGCAAGAGGTCTTTTTGCCAGGGCCTAAGAATAAACTTATCACCAGTCTTACCAGCAATAGAGTCTTCCGTTAAATGGCAGAGAGTCTCAATAAAATCTACAACCTCATAGCCACGAGTGTTGGCTAATTCAGTTTCTGAGACAGGAGATAAATATGTTGGTGGCCAAGACATGTCAACCTCTAAGTGCTAACGACAGCCTGCTCTTTTCAAAGTCAATATCTATAATTTCAACTTCTACTTCTTGACCAACAGTAAATTGATCAGGCGTTAATTCACCCATCTTAGTTTTATGAACAAGTCCAGCGAGCAGACCAATTTCAATAAAGACACCATATTCAGCAATAC